CCTAATGGTTCATACTATACAGGTTATACCGTACAAAATTACCTTAGAGAAGCAGGAACAGTAACAATCGTAAGAGTTGGTCAAGTAGGTGGTTATACACATACAAGAGCAGCTGGTATCGTAGTTAGTGGTTCAGTAGCACAAGGAGGACAAAGTTTAGTTGGAGTTTTACACACCACACATCTTGGAGCAGAATCTATTGGTGTTCTTGGTGATGGTGAACCTATCAGCGGAATTATCGATTGTCAACCATCAGCATCAGCATTCTCAATTAGTGGTTCAAGGATATCAACTGGTGTATCAGCATCTGTACTACCAAGTGCAGGAAATGATTTATCAGATGTATTCGGAGAATCTGCAAGAGGACCTAAAAAAATATATGTAAACAAGTACTTTGAAAAAGAAGCTGGAGGGTTATCTAATAACATCTTAAGTGGTTCTAAAGTAACTGTAATTGATTTAGGTACTCAAGAATTCACAAACGATATTCAACACGCTTCCACTCCTTGGATACAATCTCAGTTGATTTCCGGTGAAAGAAGTGATTTATTTAGATTACATACTACTGGAGATGGTGGAAACTATAACAAAGAATTTAAGATAAGTGTATTTAACGTAAAAGCAGCTGGAAGTAACAATTCTACTGATTATGCAACTTTCTCAATCTCAGTTAGAGGATACTCTGATACAGATAAGAGACCACAAATCTTAGAAACATTTAGTAATATTAATTTAGACCCTGCTTCACCAAACTACTTGAAAAAAGTAATCGGTGATAGAAACGTTGTAATAGATGCTAATGGAAAACAAACTGAAAACGGAGATTATGTAAATCGTTCTAAGTATATAAGAGTAGAATGTAAGGTAGAGGGTTCATTCCCTGTAACTGCTGGACCATTTGCACACGCAAAATACTTATCACCACTTAGTGGTTCAGATTCTATTACACCTGGTGTAATATTCTCAACGGATTCTAAAAATAACACTGCATCTAATGGTGTACAATTTAGTGGTATTGATTTAGAGACAGGAACTGTTAAGATTGATAACGCACATTTCTTATCACCAATTCCAGTTGGAGCCGGAAACGGACAAACAACTGTATTTGCATTTGATGGAACAGTAACTACAACAGATGGAACACATTCATTCGGATTCGAATTGACTGGTTCAGCTGCTGTTGATGTTAACAAAAGACAAATGTTACTTGGATTCCAACAAGGATTTGATGGAGTATCACCAACTACTGAAATAGCACTTGCAGGTTCATCTGCAAACTATGGTAGTGGAAACCAACAAGGATTTAATTGTTCTACTTCAACTGCAAGTGGTTCAGTTGCATATATAAAAGCAATTGCTTCAGTATCTAACCCAGATGATTTTGATATCAATTTAGTATCAACACCTGGAATCGTAAGAAGACATCATTCTTATGTATTTGATAAAGTAGTAGATATGGTAGAAGCTAGAGAAGATGCATTCTTCATCGGTGATGTTGTAGGGGTAACTTACAATTCATCAAATGGAAATGTATCATCAGATAGTATATCACAAGCCGTAGAACAAGCAGGTAACTTAGATAGTAACTATGTAGGTACTTACTACCCATGGGTTAAAACAATCGATTCAAGAACGAATAGATTAACATCCGTTCCACCATCAGTATTGATGCCTGGAATATTTGCAGCCAATGATGCTGTAGCCGCTGAGTGGTTTGCACCAGCTGGTTTAAATAGAGGTGGTATTGTAGGAGCAGTATCTGTATTGAATAGATTAACACACGCTGAAAGAGATACTTTATATGAAGGAAAAGTAAATCCAATCGCATCTTTCCCTGGAGAAGGTATCGTAGCATTTGGACAAAAAACCTTACAAGATAGAGCATCTGCTTTAGATAGAATTAACGTAAGAAGATTAATGATTAAAGTTAAGAAGTATATTGCTTCAACTTCAAGATACTTAGTATTCGAACAGAACACCGCTTCAACAAGAGGTAGATTCTTAAACACCGTTAATCCTTATTTAGAAGGAATACAACAAAGACAAGGACTTTACGCTTTTAGAGTGGTAATGGACGAGAGTAATAACACACCAGATGTTATCGACAGAAATATATTGGCTGGACAGATTTTCTTACAACCAACAAAAACTGCTGAATTCATCGTGTTAGATTTCAACATCCTACCGACAGGAGCATCGTTCTCGGCATAATTAATTAAAAATAAAAGTAAACTATATTTATAATAGAATATAATTAGGAGAAAAACAAAATGGCAGAAGTATTAGAATTTAACGATATGTTCTACACCAACTTTGAACCAAAGATGAAGAACAGATTCATCATGGAGATAGATGGTATCCCTTCATATCTGATAAAAACAGCAAATAGACCTTCAATAGCATTTGAAACTATTACACTTGACCACATAAACGTCAAGAGAAAATTAAAAGGTAAAGGTGAATGGCAAGATGTAGAGATTACTCTATATGACCCAATAGTTCCAAGTGGAGCTCAAGCCGTAATGGAATGGGTACGAACATCACATGAATCAATAACAGGTAGAGATGGGTATGCAGATTTCTATAAAAAAGATATCCAAGTTTATATGTTAGGACCAGTAGGTGATAAAATTGAACAATGGACTCTTAAAGGTGCATTTATCAACAACGCTGTGTTTAATGATTTAGATTGGTCTTCTAATGACCCTGCCGAAATCACATTGACACTTTCGTATGATTACGCAATTTTAGAATTCTAATATTACCTCCAAAATATTTTTATAATGAAGAAAAAGTTCTCTTAGTGAGAACTTTTTTTGTGTCTTATTTTCTAATTTTTTAAAAGTTATATATTTATATACGAACAATTAAAATAAAGTTATATGGCAAATTACGATTTTCCTACCGAAGTGATATCACTACCATCACAAGGTAAATGTTACCCAGAAGACAATCCCCTTTCTTCTGGAGAACTTGAGATTAAATACATGACTGCGAAAGAAGAAGAAATTCTTGCTTCACAGAATCTTATTCGAAAGGGGGTGGTACTTGATAAGTTATTTGAATCAATTATAGTAGATAAAAAGGTTAATATCGATGATATTATACTAGGGGATAAAAACGCTATAATGTTAGCAGCTCGTATTTTAGGATACGGTGCTAAATATAAGGTTCAAATTTCGGATGAAATGGGTGAAACTCATGAAACAGATGTTGATTTATCAAAAGTACAAACCAAAGAAACAGACCTTGGAAAGTTAAATGTAGAAAATAAGTACACATTTACCACTTCAACAGGTGTAAACCTTGAATGGAGATTACTTACACATGGTGATGAAAAAGCAGTGGAAGCTGATATTAGAGCAATTTCACGATTAAACAAAGATGGTGCATCCTCTGAGTTAACAACGAGATATCGATATATGATTATTTCAGTTGATGGCGAAACTGATGTTAACACAATCAATAAGTTTATAAATAATGCTTTCTTAACGAGAGATACAAAAGCATTCCGATTAAATGTTAGGGAACACCAACCTGATATCAATATGGAATTCGATTGGATTAACCCAAATAATGGTGAGAGAGAGGTGAAGCCCATTCCAATGGGAGTCGGGTTTTTTTGGCCTACCGATTAATTACTCTACAATTCTTCATAAACAGATTTTTGAATTATGTTACTATGGAAATGGATTTACTCAAGAAGGAGTTTATAGGTTACCAATACACATAAGAAATTTCTATTATAATGAGCTTTCTAAGGCAAAAGAGGATGAAGCTAAACAAATGAAGAGTAGTAAACAATCTCAGAGTCCTTCACCACAAGGACCAAATGTAAATGTGAGGAAGTAAAATTCCTCACTTTTTTTATGTCTTATATTTATAGGAGTATAAATGGGAACAAAACATATGAAACTCACAAACGAACAAAAACAACAGGTTAAAAAAGCCATATCTAAAAAATGGAACATATCTGAAGGATTTATAGAAAGATTATTTGCAAAAGGATTAGCTAGAAATTTAAAAGGAGATAAAGAATTCCAAAGATTAGCTAAAAATGTAGATGATGCATTTCTAAGATTACAGAAGAAAGCCGAAGAAAGAAAAAAACAAGGAAAGCCAGTTCCAAAGAGTTGGCAAACATTCTTGGATGCTAAAAAATAATAGGGGATATTAGATGGCTGAATCATTAAAAGCACAAAAAGCACGAATTAAACTTGAACAAGAGTATCAAGCTGCCTTGTCGATGACACAATCTTTGTCATCAGCAATCACAGATGATTTAAATTCTCAAGTAGATTATCGTACTGCACTCGGACAGAAAATGAAAGAGTTTAATGCTGATTTATCATCACAAGTAAGTGGATTATCTTCTTCAGCTGATATCACAAAGCAAATCCAAATGATGGAATTTGAGAAGGATAAAATAGCTTCTTCATATTTCGGTAAAAATAAAGCAGTTGGTGATGCGAAACAAGATTCATTAGATATTGCAATTGAGGCACTTAAAGTAGAAGAATCACATCTTCAAGCAACAGAACAAGTAAATAACAAAGCTAAAGAGTTTGCATCATCAATTGGTGCTGGATTAGATAACATGGTAAGTAAAATGAGTAGCGTACCTGTATTAGGTGGTCTCATTAGTAGTATGGCAAGTAAGGCATCTTCTAGTATAAAAGATAAATTAGGAAAAGCAGCTACTAACTTTACAGTAAACTTCAGAGAAGGATTAAAAAAAACAGGAACATCATTAGGTGGATTACAAAATGCACTTAAAAAAGGTGCAAGTGGATTTGGGATAATGAAAGTTATTGCAATGGGTGCTATTGTTGGAATACTTGGAATGTTAGCTATGGGAATCTCTGCAATGGAGAAACTTGGTAAAGCTACAATAGCATTTCGAGAAGAAACAGGATTACTAAGAGGAGCCATGGATGGAATGGAATCCAAAGTAAATTCAGCAGCTGGAGCTACATTTGGTATGACAGGTGATTTAGCAGAAGGAGCTAAGTTAGCAGGACAAATGGTAAATGCATTTGGTGGAGTTGAAAATCTTAGTAAGGGAGTATTAGTTAATGCAACTAAATTAGCAGCTGGTCTTGGATTGAGTATGGATGCAATTGGTGGTGTGAATAAACTATTCCAAAATGCATTTGGTCATTCAGAAGATTTAGCACAGATGATGGTTAATACAACAGTTGAAGCCGCAACTTTAGCAGGTGTACCTGCAGATAAAGTTTTAAAGGATATGGCTGAAAGTTCTGAAGAAATTCATACGTTCTTTAAGGGTTCACCACAAGCATTACAAAAAGCAGCGATTCAAGCAGCTAAAATGGGTACATCTATTAAACAAGCAGCGGGGGTTGCTAAGGGATTACTTGATTTCGAATCATCTATTAATAACGAATTGGAAGCAAGTGCAATGTTGGGTACTAATATAAACTTCAATCAAGCAAGACAACTTGCGGCACAAGGAGATATAGTAGGAGCACAACAAGCTACTATAAAACAAGTAAGTAAACTTGGTGATTTAAGTAAACTAAATTATTATCAACAAGAAGCTCTAGCAAAAGCAGCTGGGATGCCAATTGGTGATATGATTAATCAACAAAGATTACAGAAAAAATTCGGTAGTTTAAAAGGTGAAGAATTAGCTGCAGCTCAAGAGATGATTAATAAGGGTAAAGATATATCTAACATGAGTAAAAAGGATATCAAAAATGCTCTTTTAAAGAAAAAGGTAGAAAATCAACGTACTACTGCAATGGAGGGATTGAAACGAACAATGCAATCATTGGCGTTACAATTTTCATCTATATTTATTCCATTAGCAAAAGGATTGATAAACTTCATAAAAAGTAAACCTGTAATGGAAAAAATTAAAGGTGTTATTGAAGGTATAAGAACGAAAACAGAAGAACTAGGTACATGGTTCTCAGCGAATAAAGGTTCAATCGGAGATTTCTTTAAGGGGATGGGTAATGGATTTACTGCAATTAAAGAAGCTGCAAAGACAATGTGGGATGCTGTAAAACCTGCATTAGATTGGATAGGTAATAAACTTGGAGGTTTAAGTGGAGAAGATAAAGATTCTCCCGGTGGAGTAGGTAAAAAGGTAGTTCTATTAGGAGCTGCTTTTCTTGGATTAAAATTTATATTTCCACTTTTAAAAACGCTAGGAGGAGGAATATTTGGACTTGGTAAGAGTCTATTAGGTGTAGGAAAAACTGCAACTCAAACTGCTAGTTCAAGTGGTGGTTTCTTAAAAACAATGGGTAATGGTATTAAATCTATCGGACAAGGTATCGGTGGAGCAGTTAAATCTATTGCATCAGGATTAGGAGCTGCACTTAAATCTATCGCATCTGGTATGGGTGGAGCAATGAAATCCATTGGTAGTGGTATTGGGGGATTGATATCCTCTATATCAAAAGGTATTGGTGGTGCATTGGGTGCTATTGGAAAAGGAATGGGTGCATTCTTACGAGGATTATCAGGAGGATTATCTGCATTAGCAAATCCAGCAGCTCTAATTGGATTAGCCGCAATCACATTAGCATTTATTGGAATGGCGGCAGCTATGAGAATTATGGCACCTGCTCTTGAACCATTAGGTAAAATGTTTAAATCTATATTTGAAGGAATTGCAGCTATTGTAGTTCCTGTAATCCAAATACTTGTAAACGGATTTGTACAATTAGCAGATGTAATAGGAAATACTATGATTGGTTTGATGACAGCATTTGCACCTATCGTAGATACAGTAGCTGGAGCGTTTGTATCAATTGCAGAAACGGTTGGTAGTACAATCGTAGGTATATTTGATTCAATAGGTTCTACTATTGGAATGATAGTAGAGAACTCAGGTAAAGCAGGTGAAGTGGCGGCGATGGCAGTATCGATTGGTGCACTTGGTTTAGCCCTTGGGGCGTTTGGAGTTGCAGCAGGAGCTGGAGCAGCAGTAGGAGCAGTAGGTGGGTTCATCGGAGGTATATTTGATAAAGGGAAGGAACTTGTTACTGGTAAAGAAGTAGATAGTGGCCCTTTTGCTATGATAAGTGAATTAACGAATTTAGGACCTAGTCTTCAAACGTTTTCATCTCAATTAGTTACAACTATTGAAAATTTTGATATGTTTACAGACCGTATCGATTCAATGGTTTCTCCTATTACAATATTAACAAGTGCGATGAATGATTTCGCAAGTTCAATGAATTTAGTTGTAAGTTCAGCTGCAGCTTTAGCAGAATCAAATGTAGGTGATGTGACTGGAATGGCAGGAGCAACGACAGGAAAAGGATTCTTGAAATCAGGAAAAACAACTTTACCTGATACTATTACACAATTAGCAGCATCAATTCAAGGAATGGAATCAGATAGTGGTGATAATAAAGGTTTAATAAAAAAATTAGATGAAATAAAACAAGCAGTAATCGTAGGAAGTATGATTGAAATGGATGGTGAAGCATTAACAAGAGCTTCAGCTAAATTTGGAGAACGAGCTGGAAGAACGAACTTCTTTAATAGAATGTTTTCATAAAGGGAGATAATATATGCCAACAATATTAGAATTATTTAAAAACAAAGAACTACCACACTCAGGTACAACTGCAGATGGATTGGTGGATTCTAAATCTCAAGAAAACCGAGGAGGTGTAGGTGCATCTATTTCAAACTATATTGAACAAGAAACAAATGGTGTTAGAGTAAAATCATTAGTTGATATAAACAATCCTCTAATATATGGTAATCAAGCAGTTCGTATAGCACAAAGAACTACATCAGATAAGGATGCGATGACCGAGGGGTTATTAGAAGGTGGAGGTGGAGGTTTAGGATTAAACAAAGCCATTGGTAAGGCAAGAGATGCTGTAAATTCATTTCTTGGTATACCAGTAACATTACTACCATCGAGAATGGGTCTTGAAAAGGGTGATAAAGTTGGAAAAATTAAAGGTGCGGGAATACCTAAAGCCATAGCAGACGTTAAATCAAATGAAGCTTATACAAGAGAAACTTGGGGTAAAAACGGAACAGGACTAGGAGCTTTATTAAAAGCAGCTGGTGGTAACCCATCAACATTAGCAACTCAAGCAGTTGGTGGAGCTCTTAATGCTGGAAAAGATGCATTACGAGGAGCAATATTTGGTAAACCTGGAAAACTTCCTAATAATTTGGGTAACGTACCTGAAAGGAGAGAATATTTCGGAACAAAAAAGGGTGAAACAGACGGTCATTATTCAACCGAGGCTAAAGATAACAAAACAGGTAGTGTGAAATCAAGAATGGGTATTAATGAAAATGCTCCCGTAGTACCTATAATACAATCAAACACATCAGGACTTGCCCTTTTTAACAGAGCAGAAGCTCAGGATGATGATACACAAATACCATTTTGGATACAAGGTATCGAAGAAGAAGAATCTGATAGACAATTCTTTAGAGCTACTATAACAGGATTATCAGAATCATCAACACCAGCATGGAGTGGAAATAAATTTATAGGTAATCCATACAATTATTACACATATGATGGTGTAGAAAGAACAATAACATTTAATATGAACTTATATTGTATGAATCAACCAGAATTAATTATGTGTTGGGATAGATTAAAATATCTTACATCAAAAACATATCCTAAAATTACTGATGGTGGTATTGTTAATCCTCCTTTTATACTATTCCAATTAGGAGATTTATATAATGAAAGAACTGGATTTATAGAATCACTTACATATACAATGCCAGATACTGGTACTTGGGAAATTGATGTGAAAGGAATACGTTTACCAAAATTCGTAGATGTATCAATGACGATTAAGTTATTAGAAACACCAGGTTCAGAAGAAAGATTATACGACTATCGAGGTAGTGTAGCGGGAGTTGGTGCACCAGAACCTGCTGGAATTCAACCAATGAGTTCTGGTCTAGAACCTATAACACTAGATTTCGGATAAAATAAAATTATGGCAAATAGTAGATACGATAATAATAAAAGACATAAACTTAATGATGGAAGAACCGTCTTTAGGTCAAGAATATATCCTGATATACCTAAATCTGATACTGATATATATATTGTAACACAAACAGATGATAGATTGGAT